TTCCGGCGGTAATATCGTTTCGGACACTGACAGCACAGATGATCTCGGCACCACAGGCGTCCGATGGGCTAACTTATTTGTCGATGCAATCACTGCCACCGATCAGATCACGGCCACCGGCTTCACCGGCACTCTGGATGGAATACTCGGTTCCGGCGCGGCAGCGGCTGCTTCAGTAACAACACTCACTACAAGCGGCATTGTGTCGGTTGACGACACCACCGACAGCTCCAGCACCACCACGGGCAGCATCCACACCGATGGCGGACTTGGGGTAGCCAAGAAATTGTATGTCGCCGGCGGAATGAACGTAACAACGACCGGATCGACCAGCACGTTCACCGTTGTCAATTCATCGACCCTGACGGTCGTAGGAACCGGTTCTTCGGCTGCTACCAATTCAGACCTCTATATCGATACCAAGGGGACCGGATCGATCTATCTCCGTCCGGGGGGAGCGACGCCTGCGATGACCATAGACAGCGCCGGTAATGTCGCAGTTGCGGGCGCTCTATCAAAAGGTTCTGGTAGTTTTAAAGTTGATCATCCGCTGCCATCGCTTAACGCTACGCATTCTCTCGTCCATAGCTTTACCGAATCTCCAAAAGCGGACCTAATTTACCGAGGCACTGCCGATCTCGTATCTGGTGTGGCGACAGTAAACATTGACACTGCTGCGGGGATGACCGAGGGCACTTTCGTAGTTCTTTGCACTGACGTGCAGTGCTTCACGTCGAACGAAGACGGCTGGACTGCCCTTAAAGGCTCAGTCACCGGCAACGTACTCACCATCACGGCGCAGGATAATACTTGCACCGATACCGTTGGTTGGATGGTCATCGGTGAACGCTGCGACCCCCACATGCTTGAAACAGACTGGACCGATGCCGCCGGAAAAGTGATCGTCGAACCCCTGCAACCAGTGCCCCCAGAAGGAGAATAAAATGGAAGAAGTGGTCAACATCAACGGCATAGAAAAATGACCCCAACATGGAAAGTATCCGGCACTGGAGTGCCTTGGTAATGCGTAAAAGTGCTTTCGGGGCCGGTGATGGACCCTAAAACGCCGATCGATGCCACCGCCCTCATTGCCGGATTTGGGTCGTGGTTTAGCCTGCTGCCCGAGGCTATCAGTTTGATCGCCGCATAATGCCGTTATCTAAGATCCCCTTTCGTCCTGGTGTTGACCGAGAGACGACTGCCTATGGCGATGAAACTGGCTGGTACAATTCCGATCTGATCCGTTTCCGGAAAGGGCGTCCCGAGAAAATGGGGGGTTGGGAGCGGGTGAGTAGTAATACGATAACGGGGACTGGAAGGTCTCTTCATATATGGTCCGCGCTCGATGGATCCAAATACATGGGCCTTGGTACACAGGCAAAATTCTACGTCGAGGAAGGGGGAGAGTATTACGATATAACACCGGTCAGGAGCACGGTTACGCTTGGGTCCAATCCTTTCAAAACAGGGTCCGCTAGCAGTGGTGAACTCACCGTAACAGCACCCTCCCATGGTGCAGTGACCAATGACTTTGTCGTTTATTCGGGGGCTTCGGCCACGGATGGTATTACCGCCGCACAGATCAACACGGAACACCAAATTACGGTTGTAAATTCTAACACCTATACGGTTACCACGGACGGTTCGGCCTCTTCCGGGTCCACATCAGGCGGCGGGGCTTCAGTCCTTGCGGAATATCAAATCACCACTGGTTTGGACACTGTGGTTATTGGAACGGGTTTCGGCGCAGGAGCCTGGGGCGGTTATACCCCAACATATACCCAGACGACCCTTAACGATGGCGGCGGGATAAGTGACTCAGACACGTCGTTTACATTAACAAGCGCCTCCGACTTTGACGAGGTCGCTACCACCACATCTGAGGCCCTCACGGTCGAAACCACCTCCATTTCCTGCGCGGATACGAGTTCATTTCCCAGTCGCGGCACGATTAAGATAAACAGTGAGAACATTCGTTATGGGACGAACGCCTCTAATATACTCGGTGACCTTACCCGTGGCGATGACGGAACGACCATCGCGGCGCATGGGAGTGGGGATACTGTCACCTTTGTTGGTTTAGTACTTATTGACGATGAACTCATTCAGTACACCGGTAAATCATCAAACACAATAGACGCCGGGGTTGCCCGTGGGGCACGAGGGACAACCGCCGCCGCTCACGCGGACGCATCCATAGTCAAGGAAGTAAATGCCTTTGTAGGATGGGGGCAGTCCTCGCCTGTTGCCGCCAGCACGGGCTCCAACATACGTCTTTATGCACAAGACAACTGGGGCGAAGACCTCACTTTCAATGTCATGGACGGAGCCCCTTACTACTGGGACCAGACCCTTGGTCTTGCTTCTCGGGCCACCACGCTGGCTTCCCAAACGGGCGCTTCAGGAGCGCCCACAATAACGCGACGGATCATGGTTTCGGGGGCAGATCGCCACCTTGTCTGTTTCGGCTGCAATCCGATAAACGAGACAAAGCAGGATTTGTTGATGATCCGTTGGTCGGATCAGGAAAATGCTGTCGATTGGACTCCAACAGCGACAAACACCGCAGGATCCCAACGGATATCGTCCGGTTCCGAGATCATATCGGCCCAGAAAACGCGCCAGGAGATGCTTGTCTGGACGGATTCTTCCCTGCACGCCATGCGCTTTACGGGACCTCCCTTCACGTTCGGCATCTCGATGCTGGCAAACGGGGTCTCGATCCTCGGTCCCAACGTCGCCACCACCGTGGGCGACAAGGTCTTCTGGATGGACCGTGAGAATTTCTACGTCTACACGGGACGTGTGCAAGAGATTCCCTGCACCCTTTTGCGGTACGTGTTTGACGACATCAACCTCGGCCAGAACTTCAAGTGCTTTGCAGCGTCCAACAGGATGTTTGACGAGGTGTTCTGGTTCTATCCAACCGCCGATAGCACCGAGATCGACCGCTACGTCAAGTTTAACTACACAGAAAACACTTGGGATCTAGGAACGCTCTCTAGGACGGCCTGGGTGGACTATGGCATCCATGACAACCCCCGTGGTTGCGGGGCGGTCGGTGGCGTGAACTTTGTATACGCCCATGAACTCGGGCAGAACGACGACGGCTCTGCCATGACTTCCTTCATCGAGTCGGCAGATTTCGATCTGTCTCCGGACGGGGATCACTTCATGTTCCTGAGTCGCTTGATCCCTGACATCAGCATAACCGACACAAGCGGGGACTCTTCGGGTGAAGTGGACTACATCGTCAAGACGAGGGACTTTCCTGGGGACTCCCTGACGACTAACTCCACGAGCACCGTCACAAGCACCACGAAACAGTCTTTCTTGCGGGCTCGTGCGCGGCAGCTATCGTTGAGGATTCAAAGCTCCAAGACGGATCTGGCCTGGACGTTGGGTAGTCTGCGTCTGGACATCCGCCCCGATGGGAGAAGATAATGACAAAGCTCCTTGACCACAGCATGCCGACACCCCCGGAGGGGTATGACGTTGACACTTTCGTCCGCATTTTCCGGGATATTGAGATGGCGCTCACCAAGACCGATTTTCCTGCAATAGTGAGCGGCAAGGATGACACAAACGGAATTAGCTGGTTCATGGAATAATGGCTTCTGCGTACAAAAACATAGCCGCTCTGGTGGGCGCGACGGGTGACGTGACCATTTATACCTGTCCGTCTGCCACGGAAGCTATTGTAAAAAACATAAATTTGTATAATAGTCACTCCGGTACGATAGTGGTGTACCCTAAGATAACCGACAGTTCCGCATCTGTTACGGTTACGCTGGAAAAAGACAGCATCGGAACTCTCGCAGACACGTCCCTCACTGGGCCTTTCGTACTGGAAGCCAGTGATACGCTCCTTCTAAATTGTGACACGGCATCAAAGATCTACGCTTTCGCGAGCGTTCTGGAGATCTCATAATGTTACAACAATCTCACACCCCCCTAGCCAATGGCATCATGTCCTTCATGGTAGCTCCAGAGGACCATGAACTTGCGCCCATTGAACTTGCGCCCATTGGCATTGGCTCCATGCACGAGCAGGCCCAGAAGCTGGCCGAGTACGGACGACACGGCGACATCTACTTTGTCCATGCGGCAGAGGGAGAGACCGTCGTTCCCATGGAGGTCCTGAACGCCAATCCCAAGGTCAAGAACATGTTGTTCAACCAGATGCGGGAGATGGGACTGGACCCTGACGAATTTGTCGTGGGAAACGAACTCAACAGCATCAACCCCGTAACCGGAATGCCGGAGTTCTTTTTCTCAAGCATCTTCCGAGCGGTCAAGAGGGCGGTCAAGAGCGTCGTTAAAATTGCTAAAAAGATTGCGCCAATTGCTCTTCCGATAGCGGCGTCTATGTTTGGCATTCCATTCCTGCCCCAAACCTTTTTTGGCCCAGGCTCCTTCGCGGCCGCTTTCCTTGGCGGCGGCATAGGGAGCCTTTTTGGTCCCGACCCCTCCCTTGGGAGGGCCCTTAGAGCCGGGCTGATTTCAGGTGGGGCAGCCCTCGCGTTTGGCGAGGCCAAAGGACTTGCCACGGGTAAGGGATTCGGCGCGGGGGTCAGCAAAACTCTTATGAACCCCGGCGCGCCCAGCTTTTCTCAAAACTTTTCTCAAGTCTTATCGAACCTTGGAGAAGTACTTAGCTCTAAACCGGGTTCCATGACCGCCGGAGAGTTTCTCGGGTTCAGTAACCCCCCCGACGCTGGTGGAATAGCCGCTGAATTTGATCTCACGGGCCCGGTGCACCGGGCGGGGTGGACGTCTCGAACGTCGGAGCCTACTACCAGGGCGTCCCCACGACTGGGGCACCACCCCAAGGGTGGCCCGGTGCACCTACGATTACGTCAGGAGTCGTCCCCCCTGTGGCTTCCGTGGGTCAAAGATTGGACGCAATGACCCCCGGAAGTTTCAGAACCGAAATGGGTCCCGATAAAGTTTTTGGTTATGACTTGGGGAAATTTGGCGATTACCTGCCGACTGCTCCAACATACACAGCCGGTGATGTATTGAAGCAGGCAGGGTTAACCACGCACGCAGCCGCAACCATGCCCCCGAGCCAGTTGAAAGTTCTAACCGCCAGAGCCGCAGAAATAGCTGGAGGTGCCACCCCAGGCCTACCCCAGCGATATGGTCTCGCGGCTCTGGGTGGTGCCGGACTTCTGGCGGCTACCGGCGCGTTCAACGCGCCGGAAGAGTCGGAGGAAGACCGCCGGAAACGAGAGGCGCTGGAACAGCAGCAAGTTGCATTGCGCGGCCCCAACCAACTTTTCGCCGACAACCCCGAGGACTACCTGATCGCAGACCTTGACCCGTACCGGTATCGACGGGGAGATTCGGGGCCTGTGGATACACGTCTTTCATCGGCAGCCTCCAGGGCAACGCAACCGGTCGATTTTGGCCGCGCGCCCAGTTACCAGGATTATATGCGTAACCGGTTCGGGACGCCCTTTCAGGATAATCCACCCTATGCGCACTACGCCGCTGACGGGGGCTTTATAGACGGCCAGCCCCGGTATCCACGCCGCGAAATGCTTGTAGAGGGACCCGGAACCGAGAGGTCCGACGACATTCCCGCGATGCTTTCAGACGGCGAATTTGTCCTGAACTCCCGCTCTGTCCGGGGGGCTGACCCCACGGGCCAAGGCAACCGCTACCGGGGGGCCCAGAACCTGTACAATATGATGCGTAACTTCGAGATGAGGGGGTAACGCAACATGTCTACAACTATAACGGAAACCATCCAGCGGGAAGCGCCGGAAATTGAGGCCCTTAGATTAGGCCTCATAAGATCGGGTAGGGATCTAGCCGACATATCCTTACAGCTTCCTCGGCAGCAGATTGTGGGGCTATCCGGCCTAGAGAGGCAGGCTATCGCGGGCTCCAGCGTGGCTGGCGGTATCGGCGGATACCAGCAACTGGCACAGGGCGGAAGAGGGACCCTGGGCACCGGGCTAGGCACCATGGGCCGTGCTCTCGGAGCATTGAGCTACGCCCCCGGATATCTGGACGCAAGCACTGGCGCTCTGGGCCGGTCCGAGCAACGCTTGGCAGGATCAACCGGGCAATTTGGCGGCGGGCCGGGGTACACGGCTGGGCAATACGGAACTGCGGACCTAGGGCCGCAGTCTTATGCGGCCCAGGGTTTCGACCCCAGCAGCGCCTCCGCGTACTTCAATCCATATGAAGATGTCGCCGTACAGCAGGCTTTGACCGACATTCGCAGGCAAGGGGACATTGCGAGGAACCAGCAAAATGCTGCCGCCGTACAGGCGCGCGCTTTCGGTGGTTCACGTCAAGGCTTGCAGTCCGCTGAACTGGACCGCAATGTTTTAGAGCAGCAGGGCCGGACGGCGGCTGGTATGCGCCAGGCAGGCTTTCAAACCGCCATGCAGCAAGCGCAAGGTGATTTTGCAGACCAGCAAAGGCGCGCGCAGGCGCAGGCCCAGTTCGGCACTTCAATGGGCCAGCAAGCTTTTGAAGATCAGCAGCGACGTGCGCAGGCTCAAGCCCAGTTCGGCACCCAGTTCGGCCAACAAGCTTTTGAAGACGCGCAGCGCCGCCAGCAGGCGGCGGCGGCGCAGCAGCAGGGTATCGCTTCGATATACGGCAACCTCGCAGGCACCCAACAAGCCCTTGCGGGGCAGTACGGAAATATTGGGCAGGCGCAGGGCAATCTGGGCGTACAGCAGTTGAATGCCGCGCAGCAGGCCCAGCAGCAGGGTCTGGCAGAACTCTCCGCGCAGCAGGTGGCTGGCGGTCTTGAGAGACAGGTCGCTCAAGCAGGCCTGAATACCACATACCAGAACGCGCAGCGCCAGTTGTACGAGCCGTACACTCGCCTGTCCTGGTTAAGCGATATCTACAAAGGCGCGCCTTCAAGCCAGTCTGCCATCGGCTCTCAGGTTGTCCCCGCAGCGCCGACACCCTCTGTATTCCAGCAGGTCGCCAGTGCGGGGACGGGCCTTATTGGTGCGGCGGCTGGCGCGAAAGCCATAGGTAAGTTGTTCTAAGAAAGGATTTACGATGCCCGGTGTATATGATCGACGGATGTTCCGTATGGCAAATGGCGGTATGATTCCCCCCGAAGGCGATTTCGCGGAGTTGGAGGCCGTGGAGTTTGCCACTCCGGAGCAGGAAGCCCAGATATACCAAGCCGCCGAAGGCCTCCCCCCGGAGGTATTAGCGGAGGCTGACCGGGGCCTGGATAATATGACGCAGGAACTCACCATGCAGCAGGTCTCTGCTGCCGCAGATTCCGAGGCGCAGCGCAGCATCCAGAACATG